CCCAGGACCAAAGGCCCAGGACCAAAGGCCCAGGACCAAAGGCCCAGGACCAAAGGCCCAGGACCAAAGGCCCAGGACCAAAGGCCCAGGACCAAAGGCCCAGGACCAAAGGCCCAGGACCAAAGGCTAACCCTCATTTCCGCTTTTTTCTTTTTTTGACTGGGACCGTCGTTTTTTCCTCTATGAATTGAAGCACGATTTTTTCCCTTACTTGATCCGACAATTCCATGCGCATCATTTCCGAAAATCCATTTAGGACGGTATATAGTTCCTCAAGAGACCGCGCCGATTCCATTTCATAATTGAAAAAATCCATTTCCCCGGTGTATTGAAGCGCGGAAATAAAATCATCAATTTCCTCAGAATGTCGGGAAAAATCCACCGAACCGTCGTTCCAGTAAAACGGATCGGAAATATATTCGGAATCCAATCCCGAATAATTCCCCCCGATTGAAAGGGAATAAAATCCTTTCCCATAATCCGATTTTTTAACCTTGATCGGATTGTCCGATTTTCCTACAACGATTTTCCGGAGCGCGATTTTTTGAAAATCCTTCCCTAGATTATGACTGCAAAAAATCCTACCGTCGGAATATAACGGCGCGGTATCGTCAATAATAACGATTGTTTCCTCTTTACTGACCATGAAAACCGAAAAATAACCCTCAATACTTTCGGTATCAAAATCGGTTTTTAGTAAATGGTGCAATAATGCTTCAGAATCGTTAGTGGTTTTTGTGTTATGTTTTCCCGGGACATTGACCACCCCATTGTGGGTTAGGTGATAACCCTGGAAATAGAAAGGATGCGCATAGGCTAACCCTTGACCGTTAGTGCTAGTCCTATGGTGAATCACAACGCTATCAATGGTTTTTATCCTGGGATCATAGTGGGAATAAAGTATTTCCATCAATTCGAGATAGAAAATCGACGGATTCAATCCCTTCAGGGTATCAATTTCCCCCGATTTTCTTCGGATAATCGCACCATATCCGTCATTGTCATGTGTCAATGAAATGAATTGTTTGATGGTTTTAATGTCATCAAAACTAAAATCGTTTATCAAGATATGCTTGCACATTGTGTATTTTTCCTTTCAATTAAACGTCGATTTTTTGCAATTCATCATAGGACTTGAGAGAATTGACGCGCTTCAAAGTATCTTCCGCAACGTCAAGGGGAATCCCATTTTTTTCAGTCATTTTTTTGAGAAAATACCTCATTGATTTTTTAGATAATCCCGCTTTTTTCCCGGCGAGTCTCTTATATACGACGTTAGCCAATGCGACGTAATGGTTCAGTTTTTCCGCATCAAAGGTAGGGGAGAAAAACCTAAATTCGAGTCGGTCCCCCTGGAAAAAAATCATAGAGTATTTTTGACCATCCACGCCGATCCCTAATTTATTGCAATAGGAACTATCCCGGCGCGATTTTGCCACAAAATTGAAAAGAAAATCCAATTCTCTCGTGGGGATATTGGATTCACACTGTAAACCTAAATAGTTATTGAGGTTAATGTGAAGTCCGCATGACGTATTGAATCGCGCATCAATGTCTTTCAAGTGTTCCAGGATTTTCTCATTGTCCCGGATTGTTTCCTTAGACGCGTAATAGTTCCAACATACTTCCGCGTCAGTCTCTTCGGAATCGGTATCAATACTTGAATCAGTGACGACTTTGAAGGACGTGTTTCCGGTCATGTTTTTAAGGTCCGATTCCAATTCCCGGCGCGCTGAATCCCCCCCGGTTCCGGAAATCGTCAATCCACAATCGCCGCCACAATCATAATCGTTGCACGCGTCGTCAATCCATTGATCGACATTAAAATAGTCTTCCAGTCTTCTGGCCTCACTTCTATCCATGTTGAAATAGTTCATAAGAATTTCCACCGCACCCTCAGAAAACAAGGATTCACGATAAGATTCCAGGCACGCGTCGTCGTCATGATCCGCATGGTCTGAATCACATGGGATCATTGTTTCCAATTCGATCCCGACGTGGAACCCGTCGGAAATAACAGTGTCTTTTCTGAGATTATTCTTTTTTTGCTTTTTCATGATTAGTCCCTTTCCTTATCAGTGTTTTCGGTTATTTGAGCAAAGGCGCAACGATAGCTAATCCAATAAAAATAAATCCCCATAGTGTCGGCATAATGGTTTTCCCTTTCCTTTGTTTCATTCTATTCTATGTTACCTTAAAAGTAAACAATCCAATATCATGCAAGCGCCGCACCATTTACTTGACAATAAAAACAATGGGTTAAGACGGCACACATTTTGAAAATTGCCTATTTCCTGGACACTGTAAAAGGACCAGACAGCCTCAACTAAAAAAGTTTAATCGCCCCTGTTTTCCTCTCTTTTTTTGCTTGCGCTCAACGGAAAAGATTGAAATAATGGTAAAGTCAACTCTTTTCGTTCAGTCAGTAGTCAATCTACTGTGTCTGATAATGTTTATTATGTTAACCGTCTCTAAGTAGTTGATTTCACTGGGTGAAAAACCCCCCGATCCGACCGAACCCTATCACAAAAAATACTGACCACTAATTGGTCCGGATCTTGCATACCATGGTTCGGACCTAAGTACTTGTAATCATTAGGGTGTGTCACCCTGGACACATGGCCCGGAGGACTCATGTCATAGAGGACGCGTGTCATGCAAGACACATCCCCTGTGTCACGCCGGACACATCAGGGGGACGGGGGGGCTGGGGGGCCGCGGGCCGTTCGTGGTCGTAGACGTATCACCCTGGCCTAAATACGCGCACCCGCATCGGTTTTACTTTTTCGGTTTACATTGGGCAATAACTGCCTATCCTGAAGTCAATGACTGACAAGAAGCAGAGACGCGAGGAGCGCATGGCCCAAGTTAAAGCGGAGCTTTTCGAGGAGCATCCGGAGCGGGCAGGGAAGCCCCCGAACATCGCAATCGCCCACGCCAAGACCGCCGAGAACAAAGATCCAATCGGCCTTTCCCAGAAGGGCGGGCGAAACAAGCTCCCCGAGGGAACTTCGATCCGCAAAGAGCTTACCTTCAACACCTATATCGCCCAGATCGAGGAGCCTCGGTCCTTCTTAAACCTGCTCCCCGAGTCCATGAAGGAGGCCGTTACCACGGTCCCGCAGGACTTGGTGGACCTAGACGAAGACTCGCTCCTGGTTCGTCTTGAAGAAAACTACAAGTACAAGCCCACCGCGTCAGTGGAAGCGATGAGAAACAACTTCTGGATGGAGTTTGACCGCGTAGCGGTAACGCGCAACGAAGTCATGAACCAGAGCAATATCTATCTCGGGGTCGTGTCTCGGGAGCATTTCCACAATATGCTCCGCACTGGTCATCATGTCCTTGCGTACATCTTGTGTCGCCCGCCCGAGTACGAAGCGGTGATGCGGGGGCTTCTTAATCTCTCGACCAGGAAGATCCGGGACGTACTAAACATCCCGCTTCAGAAGGCCGACGGGTCTGTTCAAGATCCTAAGATTATCGAACTGGTACTGAAGGCGGCTGCGATGGTAGACCTCCGAGCCAAAGGTGGATATGTTCAGAGGTCCGAGACGAAGAACCTGACCATGATGAAGCAGGAGACTACGAGCTACACTACGGTCTTTAATGCGGCCTCTTCTACTAAGTCCCCCGATATTGCGTCCCTTACGGCTGACATTGACGCGAAAATTGCGGCTCTTGAGAAAGAGATGCAAGCGGTCCCTGGGATTGCTCATCAACCCTCCGAGCCGACCGTATCTATTACAGATGTGGAGTACGCTGACTTCCGTGAGAAGGGCGACTTGGTTTGAGTGAGTTAGATCCGGTCCGGGATATCAAGTTAGAGAAGTTGAAGCTCCTTGAGGAGAAGGCCCGGATGGTTCGGGGGCTTCCTCACTTGTACGGGTTTAAGGATTATTCCTGGAGTCGGGAGTTCTTGGACTCGGATGACAGGACTGTACTGCTTACAGCAGCAAACCAGTTGGGTAAGTCTACGTCTCAGATTAGGAAGATTGTGGAGTATGCCACAAATGTCCAGGCGTGGCCCAAGCGGTTTCGGAGGACTCCGAGGCAGTTTTGGTATTTGTACCCCACGGCTCAAGTGGCGACTGCGGAGTTTCACACGAAGTGGAAGCCTGACATTTTGCCGAAGGACAGTTTTAAGGACGATCCCCAGTACGGGTGGAGAGCGGAGTTTAAGAACCGGGGCGACATCAGTGCGATTTACTTCAATAGCGGAGTTGCGCTGTACTTTAAGACCTACGCACAGGACGTGCAGCACCTTCAGTCCGGTACGGTGGATTATGTCGCCTGTGACGAGGAGTTACCGCTTGAGCTGTGGGACGAGATCAACTTTCGAAGAAACGCGGTAGACGGGTATTTCTCAATGGTGTTCACGGCTACCTTGGGGCAGGAGTTCTGGAGGCTTGCTATGGAGCCTCGGGCGGGGGAGACGGAGACGCTTCAGTTTGCGAAGAAGCTCCGTGCCTCGCTGTTTGACTGTCAGCACTTTCTTGATGGTACGCCATCGCACTGGTCGCTTGAAAAAATCCACCGGACCATCGCTATGTGTAAGTCCGAGGCCGAGGTACAGCGACGGGTTTACGGTCGGTTCGTAAAGGACGAGGGGTTGAAGTATCCGTCGTTTGAGCGGGGGAAGAACATCCAAGCTCCTATGGACATACCCGCACACTGGCCGATTTATGTCGGGGTGGATATTGGGGCCGGGGGAGACGAGAACCACCCGAGCGCAATTACGTTTGTGGCGGTGAAGCCTGATTATCGGTATGGCCGGGTGTTTCGGCATTGGCGTGGGGACGATAAGGTTTACACGATGTCGGACGTGGCGGTGAAGTACATGGAGCTATCGCAGGACTTGAACGTGACTGCGGCGTTTTACGACTACCATGCGAAGGACTTTAAGACGATTACGGACCGGATGGGTTTGTCGTTTATCCCGGCTGAGAAGAAGCATGATGTGGGCGAGCAGGTGATTAACGTGCTTTTTAAGAACAATATGCTCGACATCGACAATACGGTGGAGTGTCAGCCGATCGTCAACGAGTTAACGACCCTGCAACTGGGGACGGATAAGCGTAAAGCGAAGGACGACTCTGTTGACTCGATGCGGTATGCTTTGACGAAGATTCCGTTTGATTTTACTCATGTAGGTTTTGTACCAACAAGAGAGGTAATAAGGGCTAAGTCACTGAGTCCACTTGAAGTGGCTCACGTGGAGCGGAACAAGGATCGACTAAGGATGCTTGCTCCGAAGGACAATTCGGGGTTTAATGGGGTGCAGGATGAAATTAGGCTTTGGAACGAAGTTATCGGAACAGACCTCTCAGACTATGAGGACTTCTTTTGACACTGAGACGATTTTGGCTATCATAGAGTCATGTAGTCGCAACGGAGTGGCTAAGTTCTCATGTGGAGGGCTAGAGCTTAGTTTCCTCCAGGTAGACAAGGCTCCGGTCACAGAGCCAGTATTCGTAAGACCTGAAGTTCAGGCCGCACAGAGTTCCCAGGCAAAGGATTCTCTAACTAAAGAAGAGGCACTCATCAAGGCGAACACGCTAGAGCAGATGCTCCTTGATGACCCGTTAGAGTATGAAAATCTCCTCCGCGCTAGGGAAATTGAATGAAAAAGTTAGATCACCCGGAACTGGTTCGACTCTACAAAGAAGGTGAAAACGCGGACAATCACCTGTACGCGGAACAACGGTCTAACCTTCTTCTCGTTGCCGGGTCACACTATGCTCGCAAAGGCTCGCGGTTCTGGAACCGCGTTAGGGACGACCAGAGGCTCACGGAAGAGCAAAAAATCCGGCTGACTATCAATCACATTCAGCGGATTTGTAAAATTTACGAAAACAATATTATTTCCTACGCTCCGGGCGTTGCTCCACTTCCGAAGAACGAGAACGAGCTTCAGGACCAAAAAGCGGCACAACTGAACAATGCCGTTTGGAAGGACATCAAGGACCGCCATCGTTGGAACGACAAGATCCGCGAGATTGTGCAGGACTTTGTTCGCATCGGGGAAGTAGCACACAAAATTTACTGGGATGATAACAAGGGCAAGCAGATCGGGTTTGCTCCGATGGTGGATGAGTTCGGGATGCAGATGGTGGACGAGATGGGACAGCCCATGCTCGATCAATCTAAGCCCGTATTCTCCGGTGATTTCTGCTTCGAGCGCATCTTTGGATTCAACCTCTTCCGGGCCACTGAAGCGCGGAGCATGGAAGACTCTTGGTTCGTCGGTTTCCGCAAAATGGTGGATATTGACGAGCTTCGTGCTAGGGTAGGCGACGATGAAGAGAAGCAAAAGCTCATCCAAGAGAGTAAGGATGAGACGTATCTTGTGTTCGATGGAAATGGATCAGCTTACGAGCGCACTAAAAACCAGTGTTTGTTGCTCGAAATGTATATCCGTCCGTCCATCAACTTCCCGAACGGTTACTATTTCATCTATACGATGCAAGGTGTTCTGTGGGAAGGCGAGCTTCCTTTCGGCGTTTTCCCGATTATTTACTGCGGTATGGACGAAGTTCCTACTTCTCCCCGTTGTTACTCGTTTATTAAACAGCTTCGCCCAATTCAGGGCGAAATCAACCGGGCCATTAGTCAGACAGCTACCCATCAAGTTACTCTTGGCGACGATAAGCTCGCGGTACAAGCGGGAACGAAAATAGCCAACGGTGGACTTCAGCCTGGGGTTCGGGTGTTTTCTTACTCGGGACAGGCTCCTGTGGTCATTCCGGGCCGGACTGGGGACCAGTATCTTCCGTATATCGAGAAGATGGTCGATCAGTTCTACGTGATTGCCAATCTTCAGGAAGAATTGCAGGAAAAACCTGCGAATCTTGACCCGTACACGATGCTTTTCATGAGCATCCAACAGAAAAAGAAGTTTTCTGTCTACACTTCCAAGATCGAGCAGTATCTTATCGAGTTTTGCTCGAAGGCTTTGGAGCTTGCTAAGAATTACTACACCGAGCAGAACCTTGTTCCGGCAATCGGACGGGCAGAGCTTATCAATATCTCGGAATTCAAGACCACAACCCCGCTTCACTACTCGATTCGCCTTGAGCCAGGTAGCGAGGACATGGAAACTCGTCTTGGAAAGCAGCTTACCTTCAACCAGATCATGCAGTATGTGGGATCTAACCTCGATCCGAAGGACATCGGTAAGATTATCCGCACTTCCCCATACGCAAACAACGATCTCGCCGCGGAAGACCTGACTATGGACTTCGACGCGGGGACGAACATGATTTTGTCGCTTGATCGCGGGCAGTACATGGAGCCTTCCATGTACGACGACAAGAAGTATTTGATTAAGCGTCTGACCAACCGGACCAGGAAAGCAGATTTCAAGTTTCTCCCAGAGCAGATGCAGATGATGTATCAGCAAGTCATCGGACAGTTGATTGATCTCGATGCGGAAGAGCAGAGAAAGATCCAAGAAGCCGCCCAGGGCTTTATCCCGATGTCCGGGATGGCGGTCGTTTGCGATATTTACGTTCCAGATCCAAACAATAGCTCTAAGACTATGAGGGCGCGAGTCCCTTATGATGCTCTTACTTGGCTTTTGAAGAGACTTGAGGAGCAGGGTGCTACTCAGCAAGCCATTATGCAACAGCAACAGGCCGTAGTTGCTCAAACTGCACAATCTCTTATGCAAGGTTCTCCATCACAACCACAAGCATCAGTTGGAGCGGAAAATCCGCTCCAACCGATGTTAAAACCCCAAGGGTAAGGGCCAATTATCCAAAAGGACAGCATGGAAAATCTGGAATCAGTACAAGAAACATCGACAGTACAATCAGCCCCCGAATCGGTAGCTTCGGCCCCCGTATCGGCTCCTGAAGTAGCTGCGGCCCCCGCCACAGAAGCTCAGGAATGGTCGCCCAACTACAAAGTTAAGGCATACGACAACGAGTATGAGATTCCTGAGAACTTTCGGGGATACATTAACAAGGACAACGAGAAAAACTTCCGAGAAGTGTTCGAGCGGTCGTTTGCTTTTGATACTATCAAGCAAAAGTACAAAGATGCTCACTCGAAGTACCAAGATGTCAACACCAAGTACGATACGATGACTAAAAACTTGGATCGCTTGTCCAAGTTTGTCCAGAACGGTGACTTTGACACCTTTTTCTCGACTATTCAGATCCCAGAGGCAGAAATTCAGAAGTGGATTTACAACAAGCTCACTCTTCAGGACTTGCCGAAGGAACAGCAACAACTTTACACTAAAAACAGCGAGTATCAGAGAGAACTGCTCTCCATGCAGGAAAAGTATGATGAGATGCAGGGCAAGATGGCTGAGTTTGAGGAATACAAAGCTCAACAAGCCATTCAACAAAGACACTCTGAACTTGATTCGGTTCTGACAAGTTCCGAATACAGGGGACTCGCGGAAAGTTACGATGCTCGGGCAGGAAAACCCGGAGCGTTTAAGAACGAAGTCATCCTTCGTGCGGCGGCGTTGGCAAATGCCACAGGAAAAGACCTGTCTGCACAGGAGGCGGTTCAAGAGATGGCGAGACTGGTCGCTTGGAATCAGCAAAACGCTGGACAAGTATCAGGGGTAGCACAAAAGGGTCAGGGTAGACCAACTCTCCCTTCGGTGTCGGGAAAGACAAGCTCTCCGGTCGCACCACAAGTAAAAAGCATTGAGGATCTGAAGAGGCTCGCAAAAGCGGCTTCTCAAGGTCAAACCTACTAATAAACAACCTTTTGAAAGGGGTTAAAAATGGCTACTAATCGTACATTTAGCAATATGCTGAATGAGTACCTCCCGGAGAAGCTCCTCCTGGAAGAACTCAAGAAGCGCAACTGGGCACTCGCAAACATTGAGCAGGACGATTCCTGGATGGGAGGAAATTTAGTAATCCCCTTCCTCGGAGCAGTTGGCTCTACCGTAACCTTCGGCTCTTTGGCCGCAGCTAACGACATTGCCGAAGAACTTTCTGTTCGCGGTCAAGTCGCTGCCTACAAAGAGTGTTGGGGATCTATGATCTTCAACGAAACCGATCTTCTTCAGCACGGCAAGCTCTCCGAGCAAAACTTCCTGAAGATCATCCCTGATGCAATCATGCGCCATGCTGATTACATCTCGGCTGTGGTTTCTCAGAACCTCCTCACCGGATCGGCTGTTGCCAAGGCAATCGCTGACGGAACCGTTGGTGGTCTGATTACTGTTGCTCAACCTGATCGTTTCCCGATTGGCATGAAAGTTTCCGTTGATGACGGTGACTCTTCTCCTGTCAGCGGCTACGTCAGCGCGATCAACCTGAACACCGGAGTTCTCTCTATTGTCACCGCTCGCGGCGGCTCGACTCCTGTGGATCTGTCTGCTTACACCGTAGCTCAAGGCGCAGCTATCTACGGAGACGGTCAGCAAGCCAATGGCTTCGACAACCTCCCGAACCAGTTGCTCTCCGCTGCTAACGGCGGTGCATCTTCGATCTTGGGCGTGACCAAGACCGCTTATCCGTTCACCCAGGCTATCAACGTGGACGGATCTGGAATCACCGCGTCGAACATTCTGTCTCAGATTTTCGATGCTTACGTGACTGTTCGTCGTTTGGGCGGTGGTAAGCCGTTCAAAGTCGTGATGAGCTACAAGAACTACGGCTCTTGCTTGAAAGTTCTTGAAACTCAGAAGGGCGCGTTCAACGTCGTTCCTAACTCCAAGAAGACCGAAGCCTACGCTTTCGACTCTATCTCGGTGGGTGGTTTCGCCGGAACTCTCGAACTGTCCGCAGTTCAAGAGATGGATGACGACAAAATCATGCTCCTCGACCTGTCTGGCATGAAGTTTTACACCAACGGCGGTATCCGTCGTCGTAAAGCTCCAGATGGAAAGGAATACTTCGAAGTGCGCAACACTTCTGGTTTCCAGTACATCGTCGATCATTGCTTGTTCGGCGAGTTTGTGGTGAAAGAACCTAAGAAACAGGGTATCATCCACAGCATCAGCTACTAACCAACGATGGGGGAGGCGCGATGCGTCTCCCCCTTCAATTAAAAAGGAGATAACATGGCGGCACTAAGTCTTACAGTAGGGGCAAGGTTTAAGAAGAATGTCATTAAGCAACAGACAGTAGGGACAGTGGCGACTGGTCTTACTCCTTTGGCTATTTCAGATTCCGTTAAGCAACCCGAGCAAATTTTTGTTCAGGCTCTTTCTGGTAACACTGGAAAAATTACAATCGGTCTTTCCGGAGTGACTGCGGGCGGGGCGGGGATTGAACTTATTGCAGGTGCAAATACTGTTCTCCCGAGCAATACCGTAGGCGACTGGTATGTGATTTCTGACTCTTCGAATCAAAAACTTAATATCATCTATTCTTCCGGAGCGGTATAATGAGTTACGCCCCATTTCCATTAGTATGGGGTCCACTTGCAGGAGGCGGGGGCGGTCCTTCGTTTGGAGTAATTCAAACTGACTTTGGGACTTACCCCACCGCCAGTGGATCTAGTGACATCCTAAACCTAGTATCCGACAACCCTGCGAACTACTACTTTACTGGTACTGCTCTCACCGATACGGTTACTCTTACCATTCAAGGCTTCGTTCCGATCTCGGACTACGAGGCGTACAATGAGCTTCAGAAAGAGCCTACCGGGTTTCCAAACAGGACAGACTCTTCAACTAGCTTTGACGAGATCAGTCGTGAATTCAGCATCTCGCCTACCGGAGCATCGTTTGATGTCTATGTGAAGGGCAAGAAGTACACAAAAACTTCAACACAGACCGTCACCATTCCTAACTCTCCTGGCAATCATTACATCTACTTTGATGTGAGTGGAGTTCTTCAGACCTCTCAAGTCGTATCTATTGATCTTTTTCAAGATAACGCGCTTGTGGGGATCATCTACTGGAACACCGAAATTTCTAAACAGGTTTACTATGCAGAAGAGCGGCATGGTGTGGTTATGGATGGGGCTACTCATGGGTATCTCCATACTATTTTCGGTGCTAGGTATCTTTCTGGTTTTGCTCTTCAAGGATTTTCTGTTGACGGCACTGGGGACGTAGACAGCGACGCGCAGTTCACCGCAGACTCCGGTTCGTTCCGCGATGAAGACTTAGTTATCCAGGCTTTAGCTCAGTCTCAAATCCCTATCCTGTATCGTCAGGGGACGCTCTGGAGAAAGAAAGCGGCTGACGCTTTTCCTGTCATTTATAGTGGGACTGCGGGATATACCGGAGCTAGTGGAAGGCTTGCCTACAACGTATTGTCTGGTGGGTCTTGGAGTCTTGCAGAAGTACCCAATACTAACTTTGTCCTGGTTCACTTTTTTGCCACTAACGACGTAAACAATCCTGTCGTCGGTATCCAGGGGATTGATGTTTATACTTCAATCTCGGGAGCCAGAACCGCCGCGTCGGAAGAAATTTCTTCTCTTAGCGGGCTTCCTTTTGCTGAATTTGTGGCGATTGGATCTGTTGTATTTGAAACCGCAGATGCCTATTCAAATACAGTAAAGGCTAAAGTCCGTTCCATCTCAGTTGATGAGGACTACGTAGACTTTAGAGGAACTCAACCATACTCGCCTTCGCATGGCGCGGTGAGTTCACACAGCCTTCTCTCAAATCTTTCTAGCGATGACCACCCACAGTATCTTACCGAAGACCGCGCAAACCTTTTGTATTACACGCAGTCCGAAGTTAATACGATCGTAGCCGGACTTGCGGATCCATATTTAGAGGTGTTCACTCTTGACTCAACTGCGATTGCGGATAAAAAAATAACTCTCTCTAACACACCAAGCTCTTCAACTACTATTCGATTCCTTCCAGATGGAGGAATTGAACAAAGATTTTCCGTTGACTATGACTTAAACGGCAATGATATAATTTGGGATGGTCTTGAGCTGGATGGTTTTCTCGAAGTTGGGGATGTGGTGCGTATTTACTATTCAGCTTAATGATCTTTAACAAACAAGGAGAACGTAATAATGGCTAATCAAATCAAAAAGAAGTTTCTAGGAGCCGATCAGGTTTCTGGAGACAAAATCTTGCTCGACAACGAACAGGCGTTGCGGGCAAAACTTAGCAGCGGTTTTACTACCGATGTTTTGAAATTGGACGTTAACAACAAGGTTATCGTTTACCGCGATGGCGTAACTGACGAAATTGCATACCAAGGCGACATCACCGACTTGGACGGTGCGATTAGCGATCACGTCGGCGCAGCTTCCGACGCACACGATGCGTCAGCAATCTCTGTTGTTGCAACTGGAAATCTTTCCTCAACCAACGTCCAAGGCGCACTCGAAGAGTTGCAGATGGAGTTGGACGGTCTTGGAGCTACTTATGTAGATGTGTCCGGAGATACCATGTCCGGAAGCCTCGACATGGACGGGAACAGCATCGAAGGACTTCCTTCTGCTACTGCTTCTGGTCAACCCGTTGCTTTCCAACAGATCGGTGCTAACGACGGGGTTGCTCCACTTAACTCGTCTGGTAAGATCGACGCACAATACCTTCCTTCTTACGTTGACGACGTTGAAGAATATGCGAATCTTGCTGCTTTTCCTGGAGTTGGTGAGTCTGGGAAAATCTATGTGGCACTGGATAGCAATAAGACCTATCGTTGGTCTGGTAGCCAGTACATCGAGATTTCTCCAAGCGAAGTAAACTCGGTAAATGGTCAGTCTGGAATTGTTGTTCTTGATTCTGACGACATTTCTGAGGGTTCGAGCAATCTGTATTTTACTGAAGCTCGCGCCAAGTCTGCTGCTGTTTCGGACGCTATTGTTGACGGAGTTACTGACGTAGCTCCTTCTCAAAACGCAGTTCACGACGCACTCGCTCTCAAGTACGACGCGGCTGATTTTGATACCGACTGGGACAACCGCCTTTCTCAGAAAGACACTGACGATCTTTCTGAAGGTGCAAGCAATCTGTACTTTACCGATGCTCGCGCTAAGGCTGCTGCTGTTTCTAATTCTATCACTGATGGAATTATTGACGTGGCTCCTTCCCAGAACGCTGTGCATGATGCTCTTGCTCTCAAGCTCGACATCAGCGCGTTTCCTACGGAGTTCAGCTCTGAGCTTGCTACCAAAAGCACTAACGATCTTGCTGAAGGCGGGTCTAACCTGTACTTCACCGATGCTCGTGCAAAAGCCGCCGCTGTAGCGGATCTCATTCAAGACGGTGTTCTTGATGTAGCTCCTTCGCAGAACGCTGTTTTTGACGCGGTTGCTGCTCTCGAAGCTGAAGACGATACCTTCTTGAAGTTGGATGGTTCTCGCACGATGACCGGAAACCTTCAGATGGACTTCAACTCTATTAGCTCTGTGGGTGCGATTAGCGGTCCTACCGAAATCACTGGTCAAATTGGACAGACCATGACTTTCGGTATTTCTAGCTCGTTCATCTTCCAGTCGGCTATTGATATGCAGTCGGCAAGCAAGATCGTCGGACTTTCTGACGGTACTAATCCAGGAGATGCAGTAAACAAAGGTCAGCTTGATGCGTTGGGGGACAACTACCTTGCCCTTGATGGATCTGACAGCATGGCTGGCAATCTTGACATGGGAACCAATGACATTAACAATGTCAGCAATGTCAATGCCCTGAATCTCTACGCCGGAACTCTTAACGATGTCGTTACGATTTCTGGTTCTCCTGCGGAACCAATCGTTTTCTCTGCAATTCATACTAAAGTAGAATTTCAGACCGACGTTGACATGGGTTCCACTAACAAAATCATCAATCTTGAAGATGGTGTTAGTGCAGGAGACGCAGTAAACAAGGGACAACTCGATGCGGTTGAATCTGCTCTGGATTCTCGCCTTGATGTTCTTGAGGCTGCTGCTGCTGAGTGGGCAACCCCATACAAGCGCACTCTCGATGCAACCGATCTCAGCAACGGTTATATCGACCTGCCTCACGAAGCTCTCCAGACGAACAGCATGGGGGTCTTTGCAGACCGTCTTGCTCTTCATCAGGGCGCATCTGAAGACTACACCCTCTCTGTTGTGGGTGGAGTTACCCGGATCACCTTTGGTGGGGATCTGGTAGGCGGCGGGGCAACCCAACCGCTTCAGGAAGGCGATTCGATCTATGTTCGCTATCAAAAATCTGTCTAATTAGATAGGCTTGGGGGGTAGGGGTTCCCTGCCCCCCATTTTTACTGGAGATCAAATGGCAAAGAAAATTGATGTTTCTTGGATTGCAAATGAGATGGCTACTGACGAAGAACTCGCGGCGGTAGAGTCTGCGCTTGATGCTCGAATAACAACCCTTGAAAACAACGCGCCAAATCCAGAATTCAAATTTGTAAACTCCAAAAGCGATTTTCCCACCCCTTCTGGGGGCGTTATCACCCTAGAAGATGGGGTAACTTATTTTATTACTAAGACTATCGACCTGACCGGAGACAGGATTGTAGCCGGAAACAACACTGTTTTGTTGGGCGGTTCTTCCGAAAACTGTTATCTGATCTCTACTGGTCTTTCTGCCTCAACTGCTCTTATCACCTCTGTTTACTCTCTCCCTATGCGGAACCTGTCCATTACTCACGGAACCGCACTTAACCTGGACGGAACTGGCAACGCTACTGCCGCTCTTGACTGGTTTGGAGTTAACTTCGTGAACTGCGCAACGGTCGGAACAATCAAGACTTATTCAAACTTTATCATGTCCGACTGCGCTCTTTTGTCATCGGCAAATATGACATTCGACGGAACTATCGGTACGGTCGGATTCGTTAACTGCCTTTTCTCCGGGGTTGCCGGACAGACGACCTTGAACTTTCCATCAACGCTTACGATTACCAGACGTATTCGCGCAATCTATTCGAGCTTTGTGGCGTTTGGCGCAGCTACGGCAATTTTTGTTGATCCATCTGCTGTCATTCCAGTTGAGAGCTATATCTTGGATACCATCAACTTTTCGGGTGGGGCGACGTATACAGGCGGTGTGACATATACCGATAACAAAGCCTTTTTTTCAAACTGTAAAGGAATCGTGAACAGTTCCGAGATCGGCCAGATGTACTACACTGACAACACCGTTCAGAACGGTATTGCGACCACTAACGTCTTTGAAAAGATTGAGGGCGTTACAACAGCTTCAACAATTAACCAAAAGTTTGACCACACCAATAACCGCCTTACATATACTGGGGGGTTGGTGAGGTCCTTTAAAATTACTGCTTCGATCTCAGCAAACTCTGTTACAACTCAGACTGTAATTATTAAGACAAGGATTGCGAAAAACGGAACGACTTTGCCCGAGTCCGAGTCTCAAGCAACCACATCGGCTACTGGAAGGAACGAGAACTTTTTCTCTCAGGCTATTGTTGAGTTAACCACGAACGACTTTATTGAAATCTTCATTGCGAACCAGACAAACGCTAACAGCTTGCTTGCAACCGAACTTAACGTGATTATCGAAGCCCTAAATTAACGCATTTATTAGGCTATTTTTATTGGACATTTCTGGATAGTGTCATATTATTTCAGCTAATAGGGGCTGAAATGGACTATCTAGTAGAGTTTTTGGACACTGGGGCAAGAGTAATTAAAGACCCCCATCTCGTAGACAAAAAAAGACATCTTCCAAATGTCCTTCTTAATCCGAAGATTTCTCACTTGAGAGGCATCTCCCCTTCGTTCTGGATGCGGGACGGAGAAGGCATTTCCGTAAAAGATTTCAACGAATCTAAAAAGCAGGTTTTAGATTCGATAGAAGACTTTCATTCTTTTGCTACCGAGAAGGATCTTCCCTTCTCTAGCTCCTCAAAGTTCTTCACCAAGATCAGTGAAATTGACGCAAAGCACGATGAAAAGATTATGAATCTTCACACGAAGATCATGTTTCATCATGACGATATTTATACAAAACTGAGAGAATTGAAGTTAGAATCTCAGATGAAGCATCACCTTCTTGAAGCCCAGGCCAGGACCACTAAGAAGATCGGGATGATACTGTTTTTGTCGTGTGCATTGGCAATCCTTTTGCTAAATGTTTTGTAAAAGTATCAAGGGGTAAAGATGGCTAAGATTTACGGGGCATTAGAAGTAGCACAGCTTGAGTGGTTCGCGGACGCAAGCAAACCAAGCCCAAGCACCTATGCGTACCGGGTTATTTATGTCACCGATCTGAAGCAGATCCAAGTATCTGACGGTTCTGCATGGATTCCGTTCCTGAATACTTCTACCAACCAGACTATTGCCGGAGACTTGGCTTTTTCTGGTACTGTTACCTTCTCCGGAGCGCAAAACTTTAACGGCGCACACAAGCTCGGAGTTACCGCAGACTCTTCTACCGGAGCGATTACTGCTCTGGTTCCAACCACTCCTGTCATTGAATTGACCGGAGCCGCCACCTCTGTTGCAGGTATTTCGTCTCCCGCTTCGGGGTCTTTGGTCATGATTGTAAACAGAAGCGGAAATTCTGTTCAGATTTTGAACGAAGACGCGTCTGCTACCGCCGCCGAAAGAATTTTGACCGGGACAGGAGGATCTCTTACTCTTACTAATAACGCATCTATTTTGCTTACTTATGTGGGCGACAACAGATGGCACGTTATCGGGGGAACTGGAGGCGCGGGCGGTGGAAGTAAAAACTACTTTCAAATCGCAGACGCAAACCCAAATTTTAAACAAGGAGTGGTTGCTCCTTGGTCGGCCTGTACCATTACCCTTTCTTCAGGTATTCCTTCCGGAACTCCGACTCTTTCGGCCACCCAGATGGCCCTGTCAATCGACTCGGTAAGCCCTCTCGTTCAGAGCGAAAGCCTTTACAATCTTAAACTTACTAAATCTGCCGCCGCCGCTTCAGGACAAGGCTTTATCTCTGGAGTCCTTACTATCGACGCAGAAGATATTGCAAAGGTCATCAAGGGATCTTTTAGCTACAAGGTATCTTCCGGTACGGTAGATTTCACCGGAGGCGCATCCCAGTCTCTTGAGATTTGGGTTTACAACGTATCTTTGGGTCGGTGGATTCAGCCTATCGGATACCGTGGCATGAACCAATCTTCCGGAGTGGGAAGCGTTGAGTTTACTTTTCAAAGCGACAGTTCTGGAAGCCAGTACCGAATTGCGGTCATCACAGCAAACGCAAGCTCGACCGCATACGAGGTTATTTTTAACAGCTTCTTTATGGGTAAACAGTCTCCGTCCTACGGAACTGTTACCACTATTACTGACTGGTCTTACTATGTCCCAACATATAATTCTGGATTTAATACTAGGTCTGACCCTCAGTGGTATTATAGAAGAGTCGGGGATAAGTTAGAGGTAAAAGGCGGTTTTGCGCTTGGTGGAACTGGATCTTTTCCAAACCAACCGACTCTTGGAACTGGGAATTTCACATTTTCTATTCCTTCTGGACTATCCGTAGACACCGCAAAACTTCCAAACAACTTTTCTATATTTGTTCCTCCATCTACGTACATCACCAATCCAGGAACAGTGCCAGTCGGGATTGCTCGCCTTTATGATGCCAGTGTTCCTTCTTCGGTAGGATATGCCCAAGTAGTCTATGTCAACACGACTACGTTCTCTATTCTTGCAAACACCGCAGGAAACAACGTAGTTTCTCAAACGGTTCCTTGGACTTGGGCTACTTCAGATGAAGTTCACGTGGAGTTTTCTGTTCCAATCGTGGGGTGGTCTTCGACCGCAATTCAGCTTAGTTCCGCGTCTGACTCAAGGGTTGTTGCCGCCAAGTTTAACACCACACAACTTAGAACTATCAATAACACCGCACCCGCCGTTGTTTTTGAAAACGTCATTTTCGATACTCATGGAACTTACAACTCTACTACTGGGGTTTATACTGTTCCTGTTTCCGGATATTACAAAATTTCTGGCTACCTTCGCGGGTCAGCAATAGCAGTAAATGGAAACTATACTGGGTTTATTCTTCGGGTAAACGGGGTTCTTTCTGCAAGCAACACCGCCCCCGGAATTTGTGGAACCAGATCATCTGCGGCAAACTCTTACAATCCAGAGGCTACCGGATCAAACATTTTCCGACTCAATGCAGGAGATCAAATTTCTTTCGGTGGATTTAGCGACACCGCAAGCACTACGTTTAACGATGGCTTTACTTGTATAAGCGTTGAAAAAGTAAATGGACCCTCTGTCGTCGCAGCTACCGAGACAGTTGGATGCCTTTACAACACGACAAGCGTCCAGGTAGGTATACCTTCTGGGGGATTTTATTACGTTGTAACCGTAAATAAAACCAAAGTTTTTGATACACACAACGCATTTAATACCACTACTGGAACTTATACTGCGCCTGTAAGCGGGTTGTATCAGGTATCCGCAGGATATGCGTTTGTAGCAAACGCAACTGGCGAAAGAAAAATGTATATTGCATCTTCGGAAGCATCTTTCACGGCAGATAATATGCTCGGAAACGCGTCTGCTCCAAATATGCTTTCTGGCTCTGTTCTTGTCCCTATACGGGCGGGGCAGACAGTTGCCGTTGGAGTGTTTCAAAGTTCTGGAACTACCCTGAACAACGACATTTCAATCTTCCTTCCAATGAACTATTTCTCTTGCGTGAGAGTCGGAAATTACTGAGGTAACAGACGATGAAAAAAGTAATTGCAAAGCACAGTAAGACCGGAGAAATTTTGCCAGTATTCTCCACAACAAAAGAGCCAGAAAAGTTCATCAAAGAGGCGATTGAGAACGAGTACTGGGGCAAGGCTGAAAGAGACGTTCCCATCTCCGCAGACTACGACGCAGAAGACGTTATAGAAGAGTTCGACCATGTAATGACTCCGGCGATTGATGAAGTGGTAAACGAGTCTGGAGAAGTCGTCCAGGAAGCCATTCCTGCGGTTCTTGTCAAAATGGTAAAGCTCCGGGCCGAATACATTATCGAGATCCTGGACGTTTCCGCAGAAGCAGACCTAGCCGAGTGCATTGCAAAGCGGAAAGCCGAGTATCCGACCCCAGAAGAATTTATGAACGCGTGGTTCGATGGTGGAGAGTCTGGGCTTAACTCCCTCCATGCCAAGCGTCTTGAAATCAAAGCCAAATATCCAAAACCTTGAGGTAACTATGACTAAGAAGGGCGCGTCGTCTTTGGAAGTTATTATGTGGCTGCTCGGGACCATTGGAGCCGTGACAGCTTATGCTCACATGACTTTCATTACTTACCGAGAGGTCGCCCCGAGACTCGATAGGATAGAAGGCAAGATTGATTCAATTATTGAAAAGGCGGGGGAAAGATAATGGATATTTTAGAAATTCTTCACAAAGCGCAAGAAGTGATCGGGATGGTAGTAATGATTCTTAGCGGAGCAGTTGGTATCGCCATGCTGATCCCTGGGGAACATCCCGACAAAGAGCTTCAAGCGGCTATCGACTTCTTGAAGCGGTTTTCTAGGAAGTGATGCTGAAAGAGCTAATTGCTCTTATCTCGGGGATCTTGCAGTTTCTCCCAGAGGTCAGAAAGCTCATCTATCTACTTCAAAAGTCACCCGCAGAAAAAAAGACGGAAATAACAGAATCGGTAGGCGAAGAGGCAGATAAATTAAAGGAAACAGGGAGGCCGACGTGGGAAAAGTAGGTCTTGGATTTACAGTTGGATTGATTCTCTCTGCCTGTGTCTCTGCTAACTTTCCTTTCAAATACTATACGTTAGAGGCCGCGTCTTACGACGGAAAGCTCCTCGGGCCACACTCGGACAAGGATCTACTCCTTGCTATGTGTACCCCGACAGAGATGGACCGGGGGCCTTGCATAGTCCTATTTACTTCCGAGTTTCTCAGGCTGAAGGATGCTTACTTGAAGTGCCAGGTAGATTTAGATGCCGTATCAAGGGGGATTGAATGATTAGCATGAAAGAGCTTAACAAACATGGATACCCAACCAATCCTACGATCGAGGAAAATCTAAAGATCCTCCACCAAAGGATGAACGAGCTTAGACAAGCGTGGGCAAAGCCCATGATTATCACCTCGGGGCTTCGCTCGGATGAAAAGCAAGCTGCCCTAATTGCCCAGGGCAAGTCTAAGGCGGTGGGGTCTAAACACCTTGCAGGAGCAGCGTGTGATGTCTTGGATAAGGACGGAAGCCTTGGAGCATGGTGTCTTGAAAATCCTGACATTCTTAGGCGAATTGGGCTGTGGTGCGAACACCCTGAATACACCCCAGGATGGGTACATTTCCAGATTATGGCCCCAAAGTCAGGAAATAGGTTTTTCATTCCATAGGTTTTTGGGTACACTGAGTAAAACATTATAGAGGCCGATCATAGCCTCCGAGTCACAAGGAGATACTATGGCTACAACGCTTTCATACGGATATATCCAACCGGAAAACGGGGACAAAGGTTCGACATGGTTCCCGGCTCTAAATGACAATATTCAACAGCTAAATGACCACACGCATGATGGAGTAACCTCTTCGCTCATTCCGGGAACGTCTGTTTCTTCTAGTAGCGTGTCTATTCCCGCCGCTTCTTGGGTGTACGATTCGGTCGGTCGCTATCGTCAAGATGTTGCCGTTCCCGCCGGGTATAACATGGACAGCTACTCCATCACTTTCAAACTTTCTACTGGGGAGATTATTCTCCCATCCATCATCAGAATCTCTGCAACTTCGTTTCGAATTTTTGGACCAGACAACACGCTTACCTATACGGCGGTATTTAAGTAATGCCTTTAGCTAATCAACAACTTGTCATCGGTGACTTCTCAGGCGGGATCACCGACTATACTCTCGATGCTCAACCGAACCAATCGGCAGAGCTTGAGAACTTTGTTGTCAATAAGAACAAAAAGCTAGTTACTGTTCCTGGTAGCGAAATCTTCAACGCGCTTTATCCGCAAGTTCCAGATGGAAACGTCCGAATCACCGGGCTGTTCAAGTCCACCGCGCCCAATCTCTACGTAAACTCGGGCCGTAAAATCTGGTATCCGGGGGCTTCGTCCTGGACGGAGCTTGTCGGGCCTAGCTCTAACCCTGCATTTGGGGCGGGTACTACTGCTTCATTTATGTCGGCATCGGAGTGGAACGACCACATCTACGCTACGAACTCGGAGTATTCAAAGCCGATTAAGATTTTTCACAACGGATCTACCTATCAAGTAAGAACCGCAGGACTGCCTGAGTTTACTTCTCCCCCATCCATTGCATCAACCGCCGCCGCTACCGTGACATTTACTGTCACAGCCGCAAACGCCACAATCGGTGCAGTATATCAGGCTTCAAACGGAACTCAGTTTACTGTCAGTATTACTATTGCAGCGGGAACAACCCTTACCACAACTTCTACCGGATCTGTCCCGGTCAGTGGAACGCTTACGAAGCTCTCTGGGACGGGAGACGCTACTATTAACTTTACGGCGGTTACTTCGCCTACAAACAGCTACCTGTACGCTTTTCACTACTTTTACCAGTACACCGTGGGAACAACGCAGTATGAAGACTATGGCCCGGTCACTTATGTTTCGCGTCAGAATGTTCCTGCGGTTACTTCGGCTGTTACTGCCTCTGTTACTGGTATTCCTGTACTGTCTAACGGGGCGACCGATAACTACGCCACAGCCCTGGTTAAGGTCTATATTTATCGTACCATCAATAATGGTCTTACTTTCTACAAGATCGGGGAAGTGACCAACGGAACGACTACGTTCCTTGATAATAAGCCGGATGGAGACATCACGAGCGGGCTTCTGCTTTACACAAACGGCGGGACGCTTGACTATGATCCACCGCCCCTGTGTAAGTTTGTTCACGTTGTAAACGGAGTAGCTTACTACGCGAACATCAAAGAGGGATCAGAGTTTTTTAGAAATCAAGTTCGACAGTCAATTCAGGGCGATCCAGACTCCTGCCCCATTGGGCTTACGGTTGATGTGCTTGAAGAAATCGTGGGCCTGTCTAGTTACACCGATAACCCGCTTGTCTTCACAAACAAGCGGGTTTATCGGCTGAACGGACAGTACGATGAGTTGGGGCAGGGTCAGGTTACATTTGAGGACATCACCAAAACGGTCGGCTGCATGAGCCACAACTCCATCGTTCAAACCCGCTTCGGGGTGTTTTGGGCGGGGGATGACGGGTTCTACTGGACCGATGGATTCAGCTTTAAGAAAGTGTCCGACTCTATCAATGAGCGGTACAAAAGCCTTGTGTCTAGCGACAGTCGTAAGTCCAGGATTTACGCGGCTTACGACACGACAGAAAACAAAATTCACTGGGCAGTAACATACGATAATACTGCCACGGATAACGACGCGTTCTTCACTCTCGACCTTCGATGGGGAATTAGCGACTCTTGCACATTTACAACTCGGTCAAACGGAGCTTCTTTTGCTCCTACCGCAATCATCTTCTATCAGGGAGACCTCATCCGAGCAGATAAACGAGGATACATTTTTAAGCACTCCAGTTCTTACACAACCGATCCAGACGTGAATCCGCTTCTTGCGTACTCGCTATGGAACAAGAAAACTATCGTCCCTCGATACTTGTCCACTATCTTCAATTTTGGACTTCCGTCGGTTCGTAAATGGGTTCCTAAGCTGTTACTTTCTATGCAGAATGTAACTAATGTATCGGTACAAATCCGCTCCATCAATGATGACTCGAACGCATCAAAGGATTTGTTAGAAATCCGATACCGGGGAAATGTGCTTTGGGGCGACCCTGAGCCTGTATGGGGACTTGATGCCCCGTATTGGAGTTTCTTCAACCTGATTGAAGAGATGCGCCGATTCCCCGCAAAGTCTCTCAGATGCTCGTTCAAGCAGATCGAGATTACTCAGGCATTTACCATTGTTTACAACTCAGACACGATCGGGACAGGGACGGTTGACAACGCGCTTAAAACTGTTACCTTGTCTGGCGATTGGCCCGCAGACTTGGTGGATTACTTGATCTACTTTGAAACCGACGGGTACTCCAAAGGATATGAGATTGTTTCCAGGGATTCGAATAATCAGATTACTTATCTTGATCCATCTACTCTTCAACCATCCGGCACTGATGTAAAATGGGTTATTAGGGGCTATCCCCGTGGGGAAATCTTTAACATCCTTTCGTACATTCTGTATTACGCGCCGCTTACCGATCAGTCCTTTAAGACTTACCGGACCGAGCAGGACACCTCCGGGGGTAACGCGTGAAGAAGAAGCTGTACGTCTCCCAGATTGAAGATCCGTTTATTCAACAGAACTTCAAGACCTTTGGAGAAATCTTCAACGGTTCCCCCTTCCTAAAGGGACAGTGGCGGTTCATCGAGTTCCAGGTCACTAAGTCTGGGACCAACGTAAGGATAGAGCATAAACTTTCTTTTGTTCCGATTGATGTCATTGTCACATCGGTTCAAAATGGTACAATCTCATTTAAGTACGCGAACTTCGATACCACGTACATAGTGTTTGACGCGACAGTAACCACGGCTCCGATGACTGTCCGGGCCATGATCGGTAGATATACGGAGGAGACGATAGGTGTATAGTCCAACTTATGGAGACTTGAAGGCTTACTTGGAGAAGGAGCTTGACCTGGAAGATGAGACATTCATCACCCCAGACGAGATGCTCGCTTACTTTAACGAAGCGGTCGATATGATCGAGGCCGCCATCCACAATATCTACGAAGACTACTTCCTTACTTCCGCTCCTTTTCCTATTACAGCGGCTACTGCGGGGTATGCTCTGCCATCTGACATCTACGCGCAGAAGATTCGGAAAATTCTCTATAACGATAACGGATCGCTCAAGTATGAGATCCGGAGGCTCAAGCGGATTGAGGACATCCTCTACATTCAGCCCACCGATCTTTATGCCTATGTGATCCTGAACTCCTCTACGACCGGACTTAAACTTACACTTTATCCGACCCCCCAGGACACAAACAGTAACATCACGGTTTGGTACATCCGAAACGCAAAAAGGTTTACCTCGGACACCGATGTTTGTGATATTCCTGAGTTCACCAATGTGCTTGTGCAGTTTGTCCGGTGGAAGTGTCTGTCGAAAGAGGGACATCCGGACGCGGCTCAGGCCGGATCGGATCTTGAGCGCATGAAGCAAGAAATGGTAGACACGCTTACTGCTCGGGTTCCTGATGAAGACAATTTTGTTATCAAGGACACGACGTTTTACAGAGACTATGATGACTGGAGATTCGGGGGAGGGTTTTTCTAATGGATAACTGGAACTGGGGAAATTTGGCGCAGCCAAAAAAACCAAAAGCGGCTCCGATGAGTGCGGAGCAAATCGCCACGCTTCAGCAACAAGTTGAACTTCAGAATCAACAACTTGAACAAGAGCGTCAGCGTCTTGAGCAGGAAAAACAGCGGCAACAACAGTTGTTGAATGAAGGACCAAAGCTAACCTACGACCCGATTACAAAAGGTCCAGACGGAAAGATTGCTCTTCGTGAAGAATTCCAACTTGAAGGACCAGAAAAGTTCATCGAAGCAGAGCGCGGTCGTTTGGCACAAGAACAAGCCGGGGCTGCGGATACGCTTCAGCAACAAATCGCTCAACAGCAAGCGCAGCAACGCGCTCAGATGGCTTCTCGCGGTGGTATGCGCGGTGGCAATCAAGCTCTACTGTCTCGCTTCTCGATGCGGGACGCACTGATGGGACAGCAACAGCTTGGAAGACAGGCCGCTACTCAAAGAGGGGAACTGGAATCTAAAGGATACTCGCTTGGGCAATCTATCAGGGAAAAGAACCTCCAAAGCCTCATGGGTGCGGTCAAGGATGTCGAACAATTCAACCTCGAAAAATGGAAGAAGCAAAAAGAGGTGGAGGCAACCAAAGCAACAGCCGACGCAACCCGAAACCAACCGACAAAATAATGCAGTTCGTCAAACTACAAAAAAAAGACCTGACTGATAAATTTGTAGAAGACCTTCATTTGACCATTTTCGGGTACTCTAAATCAGCTAAAGACTTTAGAATTGACGGAGGATACGCCGCAGAAAAGGACGACGGAACTTTGTTTGGATACCTTCTATACAAGGAGTTATCCGATTCTGAGGTAGAACTAATGTACGGGGGTGTAGAACGCGATCTGAGGGGGTTTTCCACATTTAAGGTCTATAAGCAGTTTTTGGACCTGATGTTTGAAAAATACTCTTCGATTGTAACTTCCGTATGGAACAAAAATTTTCCCATGCTAAAAATCTATTTAGGATTAGAATTTGAAGTTGTGGGAACAAAGCTGTTAGAAAATAATAGCTTGCTTCTAATTTTGAACAAACGAAAAGAGGGATGACATGGTTCCGGCACTTGTACTCGGTGGAATAAATATGGCAATGGGGGCTTTGAAAGCGGATCAGGCCGCTCGTCAAAGAAAAGCGGAACAGAACATTCGTGCCGCTGAGATTGAGGCTTCTCCCTGGACTGGAAAAGGCCCAACCACCCAAGTCTCTACCGCCGCGCCAAGTGTGTGGGGTGAGATGGCGGGTGGGGCAGTCAACGCTCTTGGACAAACTGCGGCCCTTCAGAACGCGGGGCTTTTTACGGCGGGTGATGTGACCGCCCCACAAATTTCTCCTCCCCCCGGAGAGCAAGTTACTATGCTCATGCCCCAGAAAAAAAATCTCTGGGATACCATGAGCAATCTTTCTAAGTCCGGAATTCAAACTGCGTAAGGAGTGATTATGGCACAGCCTTTAGATTTTTCCGCATTACTCAGCGACCCCGCGTTTGCAGAGGAGTTTAAGAAAGGCTATGCAAAAGGCGAGGCTATCGCCCAGACGGTTGCAACTACTCCCATGCAGCCCCCAGTAGAGGGGATTGAAGCACAGCCAGAAATGCAGATTTCTGGAAACCCTAAAGATATGCAGAAGCAGATGTACGCGCTTCTTCAGAAGTCTATGCGGGAGCAACAGTCTCAAGTAGATCAACTAAAACAACAGGCGCAAAAAGAACGAGAGAAACAAGAACAGATGGGAGTTCTTGGCCGATTGGATCTTCGCCCATTTGCTGAAGCTCTGAAAGGTTACGGAGCCACTGGAGTAGCAGTACCAAAAGAAGCCCCTGAAGATCGTACAGAGATCCTAAGAAAACTAGATGCGGCTGTCAGTCAGGCAGAACAAGGGCTTACTAAAGAGCAGGTTGCGTTCATGAAAAACATCATGGACGACAAGAAATCGGCCCAAGCCGACATTTCACTTCGAAATGCAGAAGTAAGAGAAACCAAGTCAGTCGTAGACCCTCTTCTTAAAATTACTGCCGGGGGATCTGATCTTATGCAGAATCTTGGACAAATTGAATCGGTGGTTTTTAAAAAAGAAATACCCGTTCAAGAGCTTCGTCAGATTGTTACTAAATTTGGTAAAACTATGGGTGAAGTAGGTGCGCAGACCGAGGGCGATCGCGCGGCCTACTTTGATCCGACCATTATGGATAGATTAGAAATTATTACAAATAAATTTGGAATGGGCGGGACAATTCCAAACAACGATCCTTCTGTTCAAGCTATCTTGGCTCAGATGAAATATAACCGAGAACAAGCGTCGGCGGGTATTGCAAGAAAAGCACAAGGCATTGCTGACACATACGGATCTCAAGGTTCTGTGCTTCATTATCAGTTTCAGCCGGGTAAACCAGGACACGCGGCGTGGAGACAGGCAATTAAACTGTCTCAGGATATGCTCATGCCTAGAAAAGCAGAGGCCGCTCCTGCTGGGGGAGCAATGTCAGAAGCACAGAAGAAAAGACTTCAGGAGCTAAAGGCTAAGTATGGCAAGTAAAGAAGCAGAGCTTAAAGAATTAGCAGAACTTGAAGAGCTTGCCCAACTTGAGGCACTAGACGCTAAGGAGTCTGCTCCCGCTCCTGTAGAGCCGACTATGGGCGACAGGGCTATGCAAGCCCTGAACTATGTGGGTGGATTGGGCCGCGGTACTGTGGCGGCTGGACTAGAGCCACTTATCGGAAAAGACATCGTATCTCCTGAAGAGATCATGACAGGCAAGGTCCCCGGATCTGCCGAGCTTATGGAACGGGCAGGGGTTCCTGCCGGATGGTCGCTTTCTACAGCTATTCCTGCGGCTTTTTCTGAGCCTGGACAGGGAGGGATTGAGAAGGGTGGGATGCTTGATATCACCGCTCGCGGGTTCGGGGGACTTGTAGGAGATGTGGCACTTGACCCATCTACATATCTTCTGCCAATGGTTAAAGGCACTGGTATGGTTGCGAAAGGGCTTAGGGCTGGTCTTAACCCTCTAGGAGAAGTGGTTGGTCTAACTGGAAAACAGATCGCTAAAACCGGAACTGCTGCCTATAAGTCTGCGTTTGAAAAAGCAGACCGCGCCCTTGCTACTCGGTATGGAAAAGGTTCTATTGCTGACATCCTGAAATCAGAAAAGTTTGTCGGAAACGCAGAAGACGCACTTAAAAAAGCAGAAGAAATCAATCAGACCTTGGGACAGAAAATTGGCGACTATCGAGCAACTGCCGATGCGTCTGGCCTCATGAGTGCCCCTCAGTCCTACGACGAAGCAGAGAAGCTCATTCAAAAGTATCGGGTAGCCTCAGATCCAAAGATGATGAGTATCGCAGATAGCCTTCAAGAAACTCTTGATAGCTACAAAGCGATGCCTCCTAAAACAGCAACAGAACTTGCTACCGTAAAAAGAACCAACCTCGATATGGCAGGTGGAGATACAGCTTTTGACAAGCTCAAGTCTTCTCCAGATCGAGCCGAAGCAGAGCTTCGCCGATTGATCGCCAAGGAGCTTGGCAAGGCAGAAGACGATGTAGTTAAGGCATCTCTTTCAAAAGAAGAGTTTGATGCTTACTTGAAGACCAAAAAGGACTACGGCATTACCACTAAGTTCACTCAAAAACAGCTCGCTAAACTGGCCGGGGCAGAAGCATCTAGAACGGGTGTACTGCCAAGTGCAGTAGATGTCATGGGAACAGGGACAGCTCTTGCCACAGGTAGCCCTATTGGGCTTGGAACAATGGCCCTCAAAAAAGCACGGGACATCGGACGGCTTACTGGTACTAAGACTGGTGGCGGGCGCGGTCTTGAAATTTTGGGCGGTGGGATAGAAACTGTCAGTAAAGTAGTACCGCCACAAGTTTGGCTTGAAATGATTAGAAGCAAGGAGTCTGAGAAATGAAAAAAGAAGAGATGGAAATGGAAGAGAAAGAAGCCCCCGAGATGGAGTCTGAGTCGGAAGACGAAGGCGAAGAAGGCGGCGAGATGGAGATGGACTCAAAGTTCAAGGCCGAGTGCGATGCTAACGACCTTCTCCGCGCTGCTGAGATCAAAGCAGATCCAGAGCGCATGAAGGCGGCTATGGCTATCCTGGACAAAAAGAAAGCGGCCATCGAATCAATGGATGATCTGATGGCCGTTCGTAAAGCTAAGATGTTAGAGAAGGCTTAAACATTATCGAAGTCAGCGATGAATGGCTTCATCACGAGAAGCTCGTTCACACTGGCTTTGATGTCTTTAAGATCCGTCGCAAAGATCGGAGTTACTTCGATCTCAAACTCTTCGTTCAAGTAGGCTTTCATGGCAGTCTCGAAAGACTTTCCATCCTTCAGCTTATAGCCAACGGCCTTTTTAGCGTCGCCTTCGCCCTGATACTCAAGAACGTACTTTCCATCATCGCCCATTTCACCGTACTTCTTGAGCAAACTGTTCATGAATTCCACATGGAGTTTCTGTTGCTGATCCATACGCGCTCCGATACGACGTAACTTGTACCGCAGGTCGTGGGTTACTGGCTCCTTCAGGAGACGCTCAAATACAGGGTACAGACGATTATCGAGCAGAATACTATGCTTCAGTTTCATTTGCGATTTCCTCCAAATGCTTCATTACTTCTTCCAGGTTTTCTGGATACACCAATGTAGCATACCCCCCAGACTTGTTGATTCGCTCCACATTGTACTTCTGAAGTTCAGTAGCGGGAGCCTTGCTACTGCGCTTCAATTCTAGTGCCACAAATCTTCCATTAAGACAAAGGAGAAGGTCTGGGGTTCCCCGGATTGAGGCTTGCTGTATTGTGAAAGTAACTATCTTCGAAAGTTTTCGAAGCCGACTCAGAACTCTCTTTTTGAACGTGGATTCTTTGGGCAAGGTCGACTTCATCTATGTCTTCTAGCTTACCCCAAGACTCACCGATAGCAACTGATGTACTCATCGCAAGACCGTTTTTAGGGGTATAGACCTTCTCCATAAGCTCCCGGATCTGGGGTATCAAGTGCAACTCAGATTCAGGCATTTCGAGAAGCACCTCGTCATGAATCGACAGTACCAGTTTTGACTGGTAAGGGGCCAGGAAGTCATGAATCGAGATCAACGCTCTTCGCATGATCTCTGACCCGGAGGATTGAATGATGTAGTTCGGTCCCTTGTAAGCGAAGTTCCCCCTACGCTTCTCCCCGTCCTTCTCGAACTCGATCTCTGGGAAGTGCAGAATACGCCCCGCAAAGTTGAAAATATACCCTCTGGAGTCGATCTTCTTCTTAATCCCTGAAATCAAGCCCTTCACCGCAGACAGCTTAGAGAAGTATAAGTCTTTAAGCACTTGCGCCCGATGCTCTGAAATCTTGAGCATAACCGCAATTTTTGGGGCGGCGGCTCCGTACAAAAGCGCAAAGTTCAGCACCTTAGCCGAGTACCGATCTACCCCCATCATCTTGGCGGTAGCCGAGTGAACGTCTACTCCTTCGTTGATTTGTCGGATGAGTTCTCGTTCTCCGGCGTAATCAGCCGTAAGCCTGTATTCTTGCGCTTGGTAGTCGATTGAAACATAAACGAAACCCCGACGAGCCTTAAAACTATCTCGAACTCTAAATTCCCCTTCGTCTTCGCTGTTGAGAGTTTGAAGTGCAGGATCGGTGATAGAGAATCGGAAAGTGTCAGCGGCAGTCTGCCGGATATTAGGTCTGACAACTCCTTCTTTATCTCCGTAATAGGTAAAACTATTGTAGTAGGTGTTGAGTCTTTTGTAGGCATCTCGATATTCTCCAATTACTTGCGCGGCGGGGTGGGTGATTGATTGAAGAACTGCATCCGTAAAACTTGCATTTCCCTTTGATGTAACCCCTCCCATAATTCCATTTGACCGGAAGACTTCTGCGAGATGCTTATTGCTGTCAATAAGCTCTCTGCCAGTAAGTTCGAAGAACTTCTTCTTCGCGTCCGAGATCCTTTGCTCTTCCCTTTGCTTCGCTTTTTCAATGTGTTCATAGTCTAGTTGCATCCCCCTTTTTTCAATGTCGAACAACACTTTAGTCAGTTTGCACTCGTCTTCAATCAAATTCGAGAACGGGCCTGGATACCCTACGATCTTCGAATACTTCTCAGTAAGTTCTTGTACCTTTGCCTGTTGAAGCTCCCCGATCTGGTAGGTCAACCGGGCATCCTGCATGGCATACTTAGAGATGATCGAGAAAGGTACTCGGTCGAATCGGGGGTTTTTCTTGATGCTTTTTTTGCCCTCGATAGTCTCCCGCTCAAACAAGTCGTTTTCCTTGATGTAGTCCATCAAGTCCCCGTCCTTGCCCTCAAGCCCCATGCGCTTTGCGACGCTATCCAAGCTGTAAGATAAGTGACGGTTATAGATGCACTTATCCACTACCAGAACATCCCAAGGGGTGAAGTCTTCCCCCCAGGTATCATCTGAGAGAAAGTGCATATCGAACTTTGCGTTAGCGAAGTAAATGAGCTTTCCTTTCACGGCCTCGTAGATCGTACTTTTGCGGTGAAAGTCCAAGACCGGGGAGCCATCAGAGTACAGATTGAAGTTGAAGTAATACTCTTCTTTATCTGTACCTATGATGATGGCGAACGCTCGGTCCCCGTGATACCGCCTAAGTCCGGTCGTCTCGGTATCTAGGCTGATTCGGGGGGCTTGTTTAATTTCTTCAATAGTCCTGTTGAAATTGTCAGTAGTAACGATCATGGTCCCTTGTAGTCCTTGAGAATTGTCGTGGTGAATGGGAATTGCTTCTTATCGAGGTCACACTGTTTGAACAGCTTGACCCACCATTTGTTGCCTCCATCCCAGAGGAATCTCTCAGACTTAGCCATCTCACGGTTATCGTAGCTGACATTTGCCCGCACCCAAATCTGGGGGCTATTTGCTCGCTCTACAATCGACTCGAAGGGGAATCGAAAGAAGAGCAGGGCCATGAGGTCCACGTCATGCCTAGCACTATGGGCGGCGGGGTTTACTATTCCAAACTCCGCTCCGAGATAGGTGAGCTTACGGGTGTCGATATGCTCGGGCCAGGGTACGTCGAATCGAGTGTCGATCAGCGCGGGTAGTTCGTAATCTGCAAGCTCAAGTCTTTTGCACTCGTTCCGATAGAGCGGGAGGTCATATTGGAGGAGATTGTGTGCAATAAGATAATCCACATTGCGGAGGTGAGAATGAAGAACATCAAGCGAATACCTAAGCGATTTTCCATAAACTGAAAGCTGCTCCTTGCTAATACCAGTTATGAGTTGTGCAGTCTCGTTGATCTCGTAATCCCCTTCTGGGAGGATGAGTTCCGAGTAGTGGTACAACTCTTTTTTTGTTTGTTGATCGTACACCGAGAAAGCGATCTGTGTCACCCTCGCGGTGTTTACATCCTTGTCAGTGGCTTCAAAATCCAGAAAGCAAAGTTTCATTAGTCCCCCTTAAAAATGCCCCCGATCCGCTCCATCTTCGGACCGGGGGCTTCCAGTATTTTTAATACTGCTCCGCTGCGCTGTCCGAGAGGTCTTCACCTGTTGAGATGGTAGCCCCTTGAGAAAGCATAGCCTGGAGATTTTTAGCCTCAAATGCAGCTTGATTCATAGTCTCGCTGTCGATCTTCACATCACGGTCTGCATTTGCGGTGAACACGAACCATTTTCCCTTCTCGTTCTCCACCTGCTTAACACCGATGTCATAGGCCACAGCGTAGGGGGGAATTCCGCGCTGTACCGCGTTCATCAGTTGAGTCAGCATGGGGCGACCAGCCGAGGAAATATTCCGTGAACCACGGAAACTGAGCATATACTTGGACTTGGTTTCATCGCCTACAACCATGACGAAAAAGTTGAAGCATGGGTAGTTGTAGTAAGTAGTACCGTCACGCTCTTCTTCGTAGGGGCGATCCTTGTCAAACGCTTCGATAGCGTGGAACTCTTTCTTTCCGTTGACTACCTTTTGGACCTGATAGCTTTTCTGAAAGTAGAAAGGAATGACCTTCGCCGGACCCTTCTTGCCCCCGAGAACCTTGTTCTCCATGTTCTCTACGATGTCGCCTTGAGCGGCCAGTCCGTCTGCACAGACTTTGCTCATGGCTTGGGCCACATAGATCAGAGGGATCTTGATGTCCTTAGAGGTTACATTCTCCAGTCCGAAGGAAAGACCTTCTGGAATGGTGTTCGCTACTGCGGTGGTTTCTTTTTTCGTTACTTCGTTTTTTCCCATGTTCTTATTTTCCTTTTCTCATTGAGACAGTTACTCTTGGCTCGGGACTACCGATGCCTGGTAGTACCTTGCTAGGATCGGCTCCGTCTCCAGCCTCTTCCAACTTAGACTTGAAAAATCCATTTAGTGTTTGATGGTTCATTGTAAGCATGGACTCCATGCCATTGTCCACCAAGTATTTCCTGAACGAAGCGGCGGCCTCTTCCTCTTTGGGGAAGCTCACCTGATATTTCGTCACGACACTGATCCTGCCTACCCCTGGGGTTTCATGGTTCAGTCGTCCAGTAGCTTCCAGTACAGACTGGATTTTGGCTTGCATCGTCTCAAGTTCATCGTGTTTTTGAGATGCCTGATCCTTGAGATCCTCATACTCCACACGAAGCTCGAAGCACTTTTTTACCATGCTATCGAGTTCTTGAATTGTTGTTTGATCGAGTGGCTTCTCTTCGAAACCGAAATTGAATTCTTCGTTCATATTATTTTTTAACAAAAAGAATAACAACTAAACCAACTAACCCATTAACAATGTATAGAGAAAATAGGGTATAAAAGATGATTTTGTCTTTATTCATTTGTTAGTCCTTTCTGTGTTGTCTTGTTCAATTTTTATCGCAGTCAGATCATCTTTGCAAGATGCAAAATGTCCGTCGATAAATCTTTCTTGTCCTGAAGAGCCTTCAGAACCGCAGTATCAATCGTGCCTTCAGCTACAAGATCAATCCGAGTAATGCTCGTGTGCTTTTCCGATCCACCGCGGTACGCCCTCGCCTCACTCTGAAGATCATGCTCTAGGCTATATCCACGGCTAAAGTAAACCATGTAGTTCGCTTCGGTCAGGTTTACCCCAGTACCCCCCGCAGCCTGGGATGCAATCATCACCCGGCAAGTAGGCTCTTGCTGAAAGCGGTCGATCTCCGCTTGCTTATCAGAGATGAGTCCTGTCAGTTCTGCAAACTCAATCTTCAAATCCTTACACGCGTTCCTGACAATCTCGTGATCCTCATGAAAGATGGACCACACGATTACTTTGTGGTTAGGGGCTAGGTCTTCAAGAAGATCCTTCAGTGCTTTGGCTCGGGGGTTTACCTCGAAGCGGTGGATCTCACCGTTGTCTAGCTTCAGGAATCCCGACAGGATTTGTTGCATCCGGAGAGCCTTGGTGATCGCAAGCTGTGCAATCGAAACCCCGTTCTCGCACACAGCAAGAAACTCTTTTTTCATATCGACATACGCGCGCTTCTGCTCCGCAGAGAGGTCCACGGGAACGGTAACGCGCACGAGCGGCGGCAAATCGAGACACTCATCCTTCGAGGCATGGATGCTGATTTCGCTGATTTTGGTCTTTAGGATGTCCCGACTAGAAGGCTTCACTACCCACTTCGGAAAGTGCGCGTGTTTTGGCATATAGCGGTTCTTGTCTTCGAAGTATTGCGCTCTGAACTGGAAGAAGTTCTTTCCGAGACGCTTGCCCCCATCAAGAATTCGGTACTGTGCAAACAGATCCATCTCGTTGTTTAGCACCGGAGTCCCGGTCAGAATCATCCGATAGTGGACGGGCAAGTTGTTCATGGCATCGCTAATCGCGGTCAGTGCCTTGGTCCTCTGGGCCGTAACGCCTTTGACCCGGTGGGCTTCATCAAGGATCAGGAATTCAGGCGGGGCATAGGTGAAGATTTCCTTCATCTTTGCGTTCGCAAATCCTTCGTAGTTTGTGATGAAGATGCTATCTTTCGGAAGAACCTTAATCATCTTCACTCGCTCAACCACAGATCCGTCCAGGACAAATACCTTATCAAGCGGGATCTTTGTGTACTTGGCAATCTCCGCTCTCCAGTTGTAGAGAACGGCTGCGGGACCGATGATGAGGGTACGCAGGATCTTCTTGTTCTCGTTCATCCTGGCCCGGAGGATTTCAAGGGCGGTTCGAGTCTTCCCGGTTCCCATCTCAAAAAGAAGGGCGCAGTCAGGGGTGTTTTTACCTAGCTCGATTCCCTCAAGCTGATGTTTCCAAAGCGGTGGTAGTTCCATGTAGTCCTCTAAATTCCCCCCGGCTTTCAGGGATGATAACCGGGGGGCTTATTAAATTATTTCTTCGCGGTTTTTTTCTTGCTGATCTTTTTAGCTGTTTTTTTCTTAGCCATGATTGTGTCCTCCTTACTTCTTGAATTTCGCCTTAGCGATCTTTTTCAAATCCTCTAGTGTTTTGGGCTTCTTTCGCTCCGGGATGTTCTTCGGAGTCTCGGAGTTCCACTCGTCAAAAGTCTTCTGGGAGATTTCCCCCTTCTTGACCATAGCGGCGAACTTGCGTCTTTGTGCATCACTTTTGAATGGCATAATCCCCCCAAGGAAACGGAACTCGTTCTACAAACAAAATAGCTCCCCGGCTAATTTGACGTACTTACCAACTTTAGTTGGTAACGACTTCGCTTTCTGTTCGCATGGGAATCCCATCATTTTCATCATCTCAGAAGCAAAGTAAGAAGCCTTTTCTGGGGTACTCATTTTGTCGTACCGATGCTTGTACGTGACCAGAATTTTGTTGTCAATATCAGTGATGCCTACTGCACTACCAAGTCTTTTTAAGAGAGGTCTTTCAACCACTTCCCAGGAAAATCTATGCTCTTTGTTTAGAAAAAACTTCTGATAAAGTTGTTGTTGGGTACTGCCCTCAAACCGCCCGAGATCGGTAAAGTTTGATTTCAAAAACCAACCCATGAAGTCGTTAGAGTTCATCACGGACTCTGCAAGACTGACCGCCTTAAACTGGTCTTGGTCTAACTTTGAATTAGAAAGAAATTTCATATCTTTCTAGTCTCACGGATCAAAGTCAGATGCAACACCCGCCGTTACGATAGTCCTCATCAAGCGAGTCGAAGGCATGGTTAATCTGGTACGGGGGACTGTAATAGTTGTGGTCGTTGTTGTCGTTACCCCGGTGCATGAGTCCCTTAGCGTGTGCAATCTCGTGCGCCATGATCGAGGCTTCAGAACAGAAGCTCTGGTTGTAAGCCGCGAGCGCATTTCGGTTGATATGCACCACTGGCTGCCCCGCTACCTCGTACCCTTGCAGTCCGTAGATGAAGTGGTAAAAGTAGGACACCATAATGACCTGCTCGGTCCGCATCTTGAGAAGTACGTCGATCGGATCGTCGCCCCTAAGTTCGGTCCACTTCCGGCCTTTTGCCAGTAGGAACTTTGCAAAGCAGTCGGAGTTGAGAGTAGCGTTTAGCTTTCTCTCAAGCTCCGGTAGCTTCATCCGCTCCGAGTCGTTGCAAGTCTCGTTGCAGACAAGAGTAATCGTGCGCTTTGGTTCGGGGGGTTTGGGCGGCGAGGGCGGTCCGTAGACGCGCTCAACCGGACTATGTTTTATGACGCAACCCATTAAAAACAATGCCAGGAGAAAACCCCTCATGTATTAAGCATGAGGTAAATTTTACCTACCTGCAATTATTTTCCTCGCATGACAAAACGAAGGGCATCAAAAATCGCCATTCCCAGTAGTGCCCCAAAAGCAAGGGCGGTTCCGAGGCAAAAGAAAACTCCTAACAAAAAGCTAAAGTCTTTGAATTCCATGTTTTTCCTTCCATTTCTTATAGGCTTCAACGGCCTCTTCTCGGGTCTTGAAACAGCCAATATACCGACGCTCTTTGTTGAGCGTGGTCCTGACAATGTAACGATAAAGTTGCCCCTTTCGGTACACCTCAAAAATGCACTCTTCCTTGTAGGGCTTCCTATTCATCGAATTCACCCTTCCCGATGGTCTCGCTAATGATGTCTGGTCCGTAGCCTAAAGAAACCAACTCGGACCGGATTCCGGCATAGTTCGGAGCTTTGGCGTAACAGCACTTACCGCTCACCTTGAGTTGCTCCTTCAGAAGACGTTGAAGCGTCTCTACTCGGTTCTCAAGATGGTTCAACTCCTCGACTGCTTCCATCGCCATCTCGGGGTCCATGCGATTCAAGAGTCGTCTCAACTCACTCATCGTCTGT